CAACTACCTTGTTAGGCCTTCGGTTAGAGCGATTAATTTATTACTTCCAAGGGTTTTTACTATTAAAATTCCCTATCATTGTGTCCATAATCTTATCTTCCATAGTTCTTCCGTCAGTATTTCCTTGACCAGAAGGTAACACTCCCATAGGAGATGGTACTTGCTGTGCATTTTGTACTTGTTGGAAGTCTGCACTTGGTGTAGGAGCAGGTGTTACTGTATTTTGATTAGCAACAGGTTGCCCTTGACTTAGTCTGTATAGTTGTACAAGATTATCTACATTGATAGAAGAGGGATCAGACATTTTATTAACAAAATCAACTGCATCATTTTCAGAGAAACCATGATTTCCAATAACATAATCAGCAAGGTCATTTTTTTGTTTATTCATTTGCTGTTCGGCCTGAATACGTTTAATGTTTTCTTGCCTTCGTTGTTCAAGATTGTCAAACTTTTCTTGTTGAATTGCATTGTTATACTCATTTTTTAAAGCAGTGTATTCTACCATATCATCACGCCAAGCTTCTACACTATCTACATACCTAGCACTATCACTTTGAGGATCGCTTAATGCTTCCTCTCTGCTAAAGTGTAAAGGTCTCTCAGGCTTTGCAGGAGCATCTGGAAAGGCTTCTACTTGAGGTTCTTGTGCGACAGGTGCTGCTTGTGCAGGTTGTTGCTGTATTCGAGCCTGAAGTTTAGCATTTTCATTTTTTAATTTGTCAGCTTGAGATTGCCAATATTGAAATCTTTTTTCATCATTATTAACTTGCTCATTCTGAACTGGTTCAGAGGGTTGTGCTTGTTCTTGTTGAACTGGAGCAGCCTCTTGTTTTGTTTCTCCTTCGTTTCCTGTAGTAAAAACATCAGAAATATTACCAGAGCCATCATTAAAATCACCACCAAAAACTGCATCTTCTAAAGATTGATATTGTTTTTCGTTAGCTCCTTCTTGAGGGGTATCTGCTTGTATATTTTCTTGTTCCATATTTTATTTCTCTCTTTTTTTAGCTGCCTCTTTTCCACCAGAAGAGGGTGAGCCAGGTTTTAAGGCATCAGAAATGCCCTGTTTTATAGTGGAAAGACTATCACCTAGTCTTTTTTCATAAAGCGTACCTGCGACTTTAGCCTTATTACCGACTAAATCCATATCCGCTTTAAATTTCTCAACTTCGGCTTTCTTACGTAAGTTCACAGCTTCTCTATCTCTAGTTTGAAGATCACCGCTAAGTTTCTTAATCACTTCTTGTGCTTGCTCCAATTGCTGTTGCAATTGAGCAATAGTATCAGTTCTTTCTAATACACCTTCCATGTCAAAAACTTCTGTTTTCTTAAGAACTTCTTGTTTATCAATTAAACCTTTAGCATACGCATCCATATAAAATTCTAATTCTGCATATCTATTAGATGGCAAAGTAGAGCCAGATACAATTATAACATCATATTTGCCAACTGTTATATCATTAAATATTGAAAGAACTCCACTTTTATCATCAACTAATTTTTTATTAATTACATATTCACTTAGTGAATTATTAGGCTGCAATACTCTAAATATTTTTTGAGATTTATATAATTGTTGCATTAAAGGAATAGCTAATTGCCCTATTCTTACTAATGCAGCTTCTACATCTGCTAATTTAGATTTCATTTTTCTTTGACCAAATTCATCTAATGAAATAGTTGCTTTATATGTCTCAGGAGCTGCCGCAGTATTTCCCATCATCATCTCATACAAACCTAAAGCATGATCAATATCTGCTTTTGCAGTAGTTTCATTTTGATATAATTCGTTAGAAAGAGGAGTTGGTTGCACAGGCATAGGAGCTCCATCTGTTGGGTCGTAAGGAATAGCAACTCCAGGCTGTGACCATCTTTCTTCAAAATCTTTCATATCAACACTGCCTTCAGGAACAAGTATTTTAGTATTAGTACTTGTTGTAGCATGTGCAATTATCAAAGAGCGTGTTTTATTTATATACTCTTGTAAACCTCTAACTAATCTAACATCAGATACAGGATACGGAGTTCTAGTATGAATGTTCATTATAGGCACAATTGGATATTTATCAATAGGTAGTATCCTTTCGTAAATTTTTCTATCACCCATAATAACACATTGTTTAACTTTTTTACTTCTAATTTTAACTACTTGAATCAAACCTTCATCTATTAATTCTCTATATGAAGTTCTTATCATTTCTACAGGCTCAGGCATATTGATAGGAGCACCATCTCCAAACCCTGCTTGAGCAGCTCTCATTTTTTTCTGCATAACAATTTGTTCTTGTTGTTGCATAATCTGCTGAGCTAATTGCTGTGCTTGAGCTTCATCTGTATATATTTGACCTGCAATTCTAAATGCAGGACGAGAGTAATATTGCTCAATCTCATCTTCACTTAATAACTCTTCTTTTCCAGAAAAAGATTCAAATGTTCTAAATTCATTTACAGATACTTTATAGTATCTTTCATAACCCCTAACATATTCTTGATTATTTACCCTCCCTACATCTTCTGGAAAAGTTACCTCCCCATCATCTTCGCGTTCGGTAAATGGAGCATTAAAATCAACTTTATTTCCACTATCTGAATTAGAGTTTTCAATAGCTTCTTCATACATTGGGTATAAATTTTTTGCTTGGTCTTTTGTAAAAAGCTTAGAAACTATAATATTTTCAGCATCGTCAAAATACCTGTTTCTACTATTAGGGTCAACGTAAACATCTAAAGGATCTACGTCATGAAAGCATACTTCGCCTTTACCCATATCTTTTGAAGGATCTTGATAAACTTGCAAATAGCCTACACCCATAACATAATAATCATCAACAGCCTGTCTTATTACAGTTCTTCCGTCAGATATATCATACATATAAGCTAACATGCCACTCATAACTTGTGCAAGTTTGTTATCAGAATCTTCTCTTGGAGCACATCTAAAAGAAGGCCTATTAGAAGTCAACATTGACTTAGCAGATTCAACGGCAGGATGTATTCTGTTAATTACTATAGGGGCTTGGCCTCTTGATTCTAAAGTTTGTCTTTGTTCAGCAGACCATTGTTTGCCTAATCTAAACTCTTTATCTTCTTTTGCTTGTGCTGCCCAATTATCTCTTTTACTAGAATAGTCATCAAATATTTGCAAAGTTTCATTTACTATGTCTTTTTCTTCAATATTGTCTTTTTTAGAATATGCCATATGCTTAATTTACGAATTACATTGTCATCCAATCAAGTGTTTTCTTTGGATTACGCCATTCTTCCTCCGATAATTTATTAAATTCCCTAACTCTACAAGGTTTTGCTCCATCTAAAGCAGTCCATATTGCATCCATTATATCGTCATGTTGCCCTTTAGGATAAGATAAAAATTCAGCTTGTGCATGAGTATGTTCATCTTTAAAATAAAAAGTGCCTTTTGCAAATAATGGAACTAATGATAATAATCTTTCAGATTTAGAACTTCTAGGCTTGACACCTGATTCTAATCCTGGTATATACAATTGCTCTTCTCTCATTAATTCTCTAACTGCTGTTCTTAAAGCTTCTTGATAACCCACTGTCTCAACTTTAACTCTACGAGGCTTATACTTTTTAAAAGTTTTAATAATCATACCTGGTTGTTCTGCAGGCGATATCCTATTCCTATATAAGTCTATTAAATATTTATTATTCTTATTATCAACAGCGACAGTAGCGATAACAAAATAGTCAGCCCTAATAGACAAAGAGCTTGCAGGATCAACGCCAGTATATAATTCAACAGGTTTAATTTCTTCATTTTCTTCTCCTTCATTCTTAACCAAACAATTTTGACCTTGTATTCTTTTATATTCATAATGATGCAACTTAATCCATTTAGGTTGAAAAGGAGCATCTTCAGGAGATTGTGCTATATTCATATATTCTTGGAAAAAACCATTTATATTTCCAACGGACTTAAACTCTTCTTTAATTCCAAGTATTCTTTCTTTTGGAAATCTTTCAGGCCAAATACTTTTTTCATCATCATCCCAAATAGAATACCATAAAACAGCCCATGCTGATGACTTTTTAGCCCAACATAAAAAACAATCTTCTGATATAACGGTTCCAATCATAGCTATTTTACCTTCATCGGATAAAGATGGTATAACAGCTTCTGTTAACCATTTTCTATTTTTAGCTCTTGCCTCTGCTGTATACGCATTAAGCTCTGATTCAAAATCATCTACTATAATTAAATTAGGTCTTGTATCACCTTCAATAAAACCCCTAACTCTTTGGCCTGTGCCTACAGCTACTATTCTTGTTCCATTAGCTAATACTATATCTGTATGAGTCCACCTTGAAGCTGTATTAGGTCCTAAATCACCAAATATATCTTTAAACCTATCTGAATGTGTTAAATGGTACTTGATTCTAGATAAAAAGTTTATAGACTGAGCTTGTGATTCAGACACTATTACTATAAACAAATCTTCATCACTTTTTTTAAATGCCGCTCTCCATAAAGGGAAGATAAGGGTGGTAACCGTACTCTTAGCAGTTCCCCTAGGAGCAGCGATTAACACCCTTCTTTTTTCGTCATCAGATAAATGAGCGTAAACCTCTCTATGAAAAGGAGGTGTGCTCTTACGGAGGGCTGTTGGGAAACAGTGCTTTCCAAACAATGCCATATTATTCCGTAGTTTTTTTAACGCTTCTAATTGCTCGTACTTTTCTTCGTAGTCCATATTATAATTTAAAATTAATAATATTTAACGTCTACTGTTTTTTTCTTAATACTTTTTCCAGTACCTTTGTATTTTTTGTTTGCTTTCTTTTTAGGTCTACCTTTTTTGCTTCCGTATGTTCCTGGTCCGTAAGGCATAATTATTCCTCCGTAATTGTAGTTTTAGTAGCAATAAGTTTTTCTTCTTCTTCTCTTAATTCATCTATGAGCTTAGTGTTACTAGTTGCTTCTATCTGTTCTACAGTTTTAACTTGATGTTTATCTTTCATTCCATGCATATCTTGAAGATTATCTACAGCTCTCATAAGATTAGTAACATCGCCTTTATCTTTAGCTTTTTTAATTGTTTCTTCAAGTAATTGAAGCGTGTAGTCTTCTGTTAATCCGTGTTCTTTTAATAACTTTTGTAGTTCATCTCTAACCATATCTTTGAACTTCTCCTTTTTCATTCTTTTCTTCCACATAATCTTTTGATTATTTGTAGGATTATTTAGAACGTATTTTATTGCTTTATCATAATCCATGGTCTGAGCATAGACCATAGCTAAATTCTTCATCTTCTGTCCATTGGACAAGACTTCCCAGTTAGTCTTCCCACTAATGGTCGTATTAGACTTGCGACCACTCGCTTTAAGCTTAGTAGAAGTATAATTAGGATTATAGAAAGTGTAGCCATAGGGATAGCGAATATACACACTAGTAGGTTTATATATGGATTTTGAGATGACTTTGGCCACAAAGCCATCATCGGACAATCCGTACTCTCCTTCATTTGCTTCTCTCCAATATTTATAAGGCAGATTTTTATTATCTGCCTCTTCTTTTTTTAAAATTTTATATGTCGTAGGAGCATTATCTCCTTTATGATGTATGTCTATAGTATACACTAAAAAGGTGTTTTTTCATTTATTTCCATAAAAGGATTATCTCTTCTCCAATCACTAGGTTTAGCTTGATTCCAATACATCCTATCAGCTTTTCTTTGGTCAAAAGTACTACTTTTTGGCTTACGTTTAAACTCTTTTAAACCAAGTTTTTTTTGTTTTTTATTTATAGATTTAAAAGCCTGCTTAATAGATTTATTATTAAAGCCTAATTTTTGAGCCATTTTAATGCCCCTAGTTATGCCATGTTTTCCTATTAATCTAATTAATACTGTTGCTATTGCTCCTACTGCCATATTAGCTCTCCTTTAAAATATTTGCGTACATTTTTAATATGTAAATGCGTCAGAGCCTTGCTCTGTAACTACATTATCAATAATTTCTGATTCTGGATCTTTATAGTTTGATAAAATATCAAAGTTTGCTGTAGCTCTATTGCTTGCTCTAGACTCCTTTCCCCATTCTCCAGTATTAACATTTGTTTCAGTTTTTGATCCACCTACTTGATTCCACCAATCACTGTAATTATCAGGATTATCACCCATACTTGGATCTTTGTATTTTAAATTTAAAGCTGCATTTTTATAATTCTTAGACTTAACGTCTCCTATAAACCCTTTAAAACCATCAAATAATCCTGAAGGACCTATATTGTAAGCCATATCTAATACAACACCTTTAATATCATCTGGAATGTCTCCCCATTCCTTTCCAAATCTATTTGATACATCTTGTTCTATATTAGAAAAATGTTTTTGTAAGTTTTGAATTGACTCATCCATAGTCCTTCTTTTATCTTTTAAATGACTAGGAACGCCTTGTTCTTTGCTGTATTTAATGTTTTCAAGTTTTTCTCCTATGCCTATAGTAGGATAGCCCATAGTATCCAAATAAGGTTCTTCTTTAAATCCTTCAAACATCATTGCTCTTTGTTCATGCGGCTTTAATTTCATTATTACTCCGTATTTTCACTAGTTACATCATAGGGAAACCCATAATCTCTATTTTCACTGTCAAACATTTTTTGATATTGATAAGGTTGACCTGCTAAAGCCATAAACATAGAAGCTAATCCTCCTGGCTCTCCTTCTTTCCCTGTTAATAAATCAGCAATTTTAGAACTTCTTTCTTCCCATTCTTTAGCATACTCTTTATATTTATCTGGTCCCTCTTCTTCTCCAAACTTTCTTATAAAATCTTTTTGATTTAGCATCATACCACCTAATTTGCCTCTATCTGCATATCTGTCAAGTCTTCGATCTCTAAACCTATTGCTACGTTTATCTTTGTATTTTTGATATTCAGTTGGACCAGCTTTTTCCCCGAATTTATTTATAAAATCTTTTTCAGTTAATGCTATTCCTCCTGTTTTTCCTTCTTTTGTATACTTATCAAAACGGCTTTGTATTCTATTATCTTTTAAATCTTTAAACGCTTTAGGAATAGCTGAAAATTTATCCTTCATATCTTGCACATTAGCTGCAAATTTATCTCTTCTATCTTGCTGTTGTATTTCTCGCCATGCTCCCTTAAAATCAGGCGTAGGAACTGCCTCAGCTAAAAAATCTTTTTCTGTCATATCTATATCAAATTCTGGATCATTGAGTAAATCTACATCTTCTGGAATAATAACATGACCTTTTTCATCTACTTCCCACTCTCCTAGATCTGGCCGTTCCCTTCCTTCCATTATTTTAGCATAATCTTTCATTGCTAAATCTTTATTAAAGTCCTCTAATTCTACTAAAGTTTGATCAAAATTAGGCATTGGGCTGTCTTCAATAACAATATCATCATCATAAAACTCATCTTCTGGTTCTACAGACATAGATGGTCTAGGTGGGGGTTTAGGCAAGTCTATTATGCCTCCTGTATCAGGATCAATCATTTGATATTTGCCTAGATTAATACCCTGTCCACCATAGTAACTTTCAGCTGCAATTTTTCTTATTTCATTCATATCAGCAGTACCATATGTATTTATAAGGTCTTGCTGAGCTGCTTTTTCTTCTGCAGCAGTTATTTCTCCAAAAGGATCAAAATCAAAAGTATTATCATACCCGTGATAATCGCTAATTACATCAGTATCAAGTGATGTACCACTAAAAATTCCTTCTCCTTTTTTATTAGGCTTTACGGGATTACCAAAGAAATCTTTTATGCCTTGCCCTAATTTTTGAAAAAATCCAGGCTTTTCAGGTGTCATCTGACTTGATAGCTGCCTCTGATTAAAATCTCTAAAACTGCTATAAGGATCAAATGAAGGTTGGTCTACTGTGTATGGACTATTTTGTAAAAATTGTGCGTTTTGAGGATTAGTAAACCTATTGTTCATAGTTTGCTCATTAACCAAGTTAAAGTTATCCATAGATGGCATATTTAGCTGAGGTACTTGTGTAGGCAAACTAGTTACAGGCTCTACATATTCAGGATGTCCTGGTCCTGGTTCAAATGTAACTGGATCATAGTTATGATAAGCTGCTATTGTATCTTTTTGCAAGCTATCAGGAAAAAAACTCCTGTTAAATTCTCTTCTTAAGCTATCTATCTTAGACATATAATAAAATCTCCTCTTTTTGCACTATTTTAAGCGTATATATAGCTATAATATACCGCTATTTAGCACAGTTATGCAAGAAAATACTTGTTTAAGTAGCATATAGAGCTATTACTAGCTATTATAATAGCTATTTATATCTTTAAAAATACACAAAAAAAAATATTTTCCAAGCCTTTTTTTCTTTATCGAGGAGAAATAACCCATTTTTGAAAAATTAGGTTGAGAATGTGTACACTAGATATATATAAGACGGTACGCCTTGAATTTCGGTGGCATGGGGGCTAACTACGTTGAAATTCAATTCTATCCGTCGTCTTGAAATTGCCCTGCAATTTCGCCTCCCTTATTATTTTTGCTAATTCTAATTAATTATAGGAGTAAAATTGTTATGTTAAAGAAAATAATCGAAACAATTTCACAATATTTTAGTGAGTCTTTCAACTTAGAAACGTTTGCCAAAGAGAACTTTATACTCTTGCCAATATCCAAAGCTAAGCAGAAAACTCAGACTCACCAAAATATGTTAGTTAAAGAGCCATTAATGCATTTCCTACTACAATCATATACGATTGAAGACGTTTGCAACTTATGCAATGAACATATGCCTGATTATAAGTTTATCCAAGCAGATAAATTCTCTATCAAAATTATTGGATTGCATAAGTCTAATCAGACTAATACTGTAGGAAATACTAGTCAGTCTGCTCTTTAACTAATAAAGTAATACATATAGATAATTGTGCTATGATAGAAATATTATAGTGCAATTATCAGTATTATTAAAGTTTTTTTTAATTATTTTAACAACAACACGGCAATTTTATTAAATACGAAAAGGATAGAATATGAAAGTAAAACAACTAATTAATAGTGCAATAATAGTTATTAGAAATAATGATAAAAAGAAAGCATTTAAGCACTTTATAAAAGAAAATAAAGAGGCAAAGCAATTCTTTTTTGTAAGATAAATATATAAACCGAGGGAAGGAGGGAGATAGTAGATGTGTCAATCAATACCAATAGAAAACTATCGAGGACAAAGTGTAGGTTTATATTAAATAACAATAACCGGCTGATATCCTAATATTATAATGATCTGTAATATTATGAAACTATCAACTATGAATACTAATAAAAAATGATAAGTTGTGGAAAACCTCTAACCACATTAAATGAATGAATACCAGGGATTTCAGCTTATCATTTAATAAATTAATAGAGGAACTGACTTAATACTGAGTATTATGTAACAATAACGATGTCTTATGGGACGAACCTATAAGGCATCACCTCTATTATTAAAAATTAAAAAAAGGAGAATAAAATGTCTGAAGGATATAAAAAAAGAGAAAAATGTTCGTGGCCAAAACACGATATGCCAACAAAAGAATCATTTCAAAAAGATTTATGTAATTGGTGGATAGATTATGCTTGCAAATCGGGTGTTTACGAAGAAGGATATGAAACAATAAGTGATATATTAAATGCATTAGGAAGATTGCAAGATTATGTAACTGAAGATCTTGAAGGAGGTTATGGATTTAATAAAGAATTAACTCCAGAAAGCAGATATAAAATAATCAGTGAAGTTCTTAGAAAGACAATAAATAGTTTAATTAAATATGATAAAAGGAGAAAAAAATGAATGATGTAAGATATTTTGACAATAATAGAGGTATAAGTATAATAAGTAGTGAATTTTCATATGGTGGTACTAAAGGACTTTATGAAATAGCTGTTGTAGCTTGGTGGGAAGATAAAAAAGGAAATAAAGATCACGCTGTTGATTATTCAACAGAAATAACAGATGATGTTATAGGACATTTAACTATGGAAGATGTTGAAAAAATAGCTGAAAGAATAAAGAAATTATCACCAAGAACTAATGAAAAACCTAATCCACTTGAATTAAGGAATTTCATAGATTATATATTAGAAGACAAAGAGGAGGGAGAATAATGGAATATTTCATAACAGTAATAGGATTATTAGTATACAGTGATGATGTGATCAAACCTTATTCATTTTTTGTTAAATGGGATAATGTTCAATCATATGAAACATATTATAAAGCAAAAGCTGTAAATAGTGGAATGAAAATAACATTTACATTAAACGATAATAGTAAAACAACACTTTATATAGATAATGAAGAGTTTTTTATTAAACTTATTAAAGGGTTAAATCAGCAAGTAATGAGTGATGTTATGTATACTAATAAACAAGCAAAAATAGAGGTTGATTGTGGTAAGTGATTATTGTCCTTACCATTATAAACATCAACTAGTAAAATGGGCTAGCAAAAGGTTTAATGCACCTAAAAGCAGATATATTAAGATGTCTAAAAGACAACTTTACGCTATTTACTACAATACCAAGTAGTTTTATGTTAGCTCATAGCCAAGGATTTCGCTACATTCCTTTTTCTATCATCAGATAGTTTGTAGTTTTGCCTTGGCTAAGAATTAAATAAGGAGATAGTATGGAAGAATGGTTGAGTTTATGTTGTTATGCTCCACCTTTATATGATTTACATATAGAAGATGGCATAGAACCAATAGGTTTATGTATGCATTGTAGAGATAATACAACATTTGAATTAATAGAGGAGGAAGAACATGAGTAAAATGGCTGAACTAGCAGCAGAAAAAGATAAATGGTCTAATGATGATTTATTAGATTATTTATTAGGCAAAATAGATCTAATCCACGAAAATAAAGGAGGTGCAAATGAACACCCTAAAAAGAAAAAAAGAGTTAATTATAGCCTTGATATTAGGCGTAATGATATTCTTAACAATAAAAAATAGTCAAGATAGACAAAGAGAAGAAGAACTAATGAATCAAAAATTAGGCGAAATATTACTTAAAATAGATTCTTTAGACACTTTATCTTTTAACGAGGCTTTCGGAATAATGCATCATAAATATGGCGAAAATCACATATTTAGATGGAACGGAAATGAATACACAACTAACATAGAAAAATAAGGAGGGCATATAATATGTCAGAAGCTAGTGATACAAAAACAATCAATCTATTAAATAACGGAGAGTTCCAATCCAGAGATATATCTTCAAATACTGTTCTAGAATTAAGAACAGAATTAGATATACCAGCTGATTCATCAGTTAATATTGGAGGAACTGTTAGACAAAATGATTTTCAATTGTCTGACGGAGATTATGTTGCTTGGACAAGTAACAATAAAGTAGGTGGATAGTAAATAGTAAAAAACAAAAACATTAAATGAGAGATGTAAGTCCCGAGAAGACACTCCTAAAAACGAAGGAATCAGTATCATCATATCGCAATAGCGGTCTAGGCCAACGGTTGGTTTGGGGATATTCCTGAGGCATTCTCTCATTTAATAAAACGAAAGGAGCAATTATGCAAGAATTAAACATAGGTCGTGAAAAAGTTAATGTAGAACATATATCTTCATTAAAAGATATAGACCAAGATTTAGCAAATTCTTTAGCAACAGGACCACAAGATATCTTTTTTACAGCATTAGATAGATTTAATGAAATACTAAATGCAAGAGGTATTGATCCAATAGATGTAACTAATAAATGGAATTGGAAACCAGGTTCATATGACAAAGTTAAAGAATATATGTCACAACAAATACATTTACATAAAAAATCAAATGGTATGTGGAATCTTATAGATAGAACAAAACAAAGAGCAAACTATTTAGATTACATAAATAGAATAGCAAGAGATCTTGAAACAACTAAAATGGACTTAAAAAGACTAGGAGTATCAAGAGATGTAGATGTAGATGAATTTCAAGAAAAAACTACTAATTTTGTAATAGATTTAGAACAACAAACAGATACTGCATATGACGCATCTAATGGAAAGGTTGATATTAGAATATTCTTTAATCAATCAAATAATGCAAGAAATGCATCATTATATTATGAAATAGTTATTCGTAATATGGAAATGTCTGTATTTAATGGAAGAGAAACTTCTAAATTAATACAAAAAATAGATTTAGGAGAAGATACTTATTTAAGAATAGTAACTAAAATTCCATTTAGACATGTAATAAATAAAATGCAAATATCTAATAAAATGATAACTAAAGGATATTTACATTCTGATTTACCAATACAACATCCATATATATCTGCTTATGGCAATAACTATAATACTGTATGCTATGATAAATTTGCAGATGATATTATGAAATGTTTTAAAGATAGTAATATGATTTCATTGCAACATCATTTATTATCTTGGTCTCAATATTATCATACCAATTATAGCAATCCTTACAATCCTATACATAAAGTGCATATAGGAATGCCTGATCATTATAACACTGAATATCATGCAGTTGTTAATGATGTTCAAACACATTGTGCACAAAGAATGTCATCTAAATATGAAACTTTTAGTTATGATAAAGGTTTTGAAAATGCTACAAAATTGTTAGATATATGTCATTCTGTTAAATGTAAATACATAAATGACGGTTGTTATTTATTTAAAGCATCAAATATGGCCATAAATATAGATGAAGATTATTTGTGTCAAATAGAAGCAATGGTAGGTTATTTATATGAATTACATTATGATTCTATTTTAGCATCAGATAGTATAAATCCAGCTTGGTCTTTTATAGATCAATTAACTAATCAATATGGTATTAGCATTGAAACAAGTACAGGCTTTGAATGTGATCAATTACTTTCAGCATCAGTATGGAGTATGAGAAAATTGTTTAAAAAAGATTTTGATCATAATACACATCGTATTTTAAGAAATGCTGATTATTGGATAAAAGGATCTGATAATAAGGAAGAAATAGTGCAACAACAAATGCTAGAATGGGCAACAAATAACGGAAGGAGAAACTAATGGAACTACAAGATATGTTCTACATAACAGAAGAAAACTGGTATAAATTACAAGCATGGGCTAAATTGGCTTATGATAAAGATAAAAACGAAATATCAGGATTAATGACTGCTATTCCACAAGAAGACGGCAGATTTGAATTAAAAGATGTCGAAATATTAAAACAAGAAAATACAGGAACTAATACTGATATTGAAGGTCAATCAGTTACTGACTATAAAATGAAATATGCTATGAAATATAAAGACAAGAATATGAAATATGTATGGTGGCATTCACATCATACTATGGGAGCATTCTGGTCAGGAACTGATGAAAAGGAAATAGACGCATGGGAAAATGAATCATTTTCACTTGCTTTAGTTGTCAATCTAAAAGAAGAATATAAATTCAGAATAAGTCTATGGAAAGCAAATGGATTACCAATCAAAGAACATTATGATACAGAGCTTACCATAGAAAGAGAACAGCCTAAAGTGATTATAACAAAAGATATGGAAAAGCAGTATGAAGAACTTTGTTCTAATAAAGAATTTACTACTGCTTGGAGTCGTAATACATATACAAATTATAATCCAAGGCAGGGAACTATATTCAATACAATGACAAATACATCTAATGAAAATTATTTAATAATAGAAAGTATGTATGCTATATTAATGAAAGAATTAGATGAATTAATAGATGGAGTAACAGATGGAACCATTAAAACTAAAAGTTTTAAAAAATCAATAAAAGAGATTAATAAAAACTTAAAAAAAGCTGAGATGCCATTTAATATTCCAGATATATCTACTAAAAAAGAAACATTGGTAGATATATTGATGACTAAACTACCATCTGATTTAGTTAATTGGACTGATGACAAATACAAAAACAGAATAGAAGGTTATAATAATCAAATATATGGAGGTTTTGGATATGGATATTAATATACGATCTAGAGGATTGGT